ATAATGATATTGATAGCTTGATTAAAAGTCTTAACGATAAAACTCTGTTAATATGGCTTAGAGCATGTAATATAATGGTTAAGAATAATAAGAAATACTTTTCTGAAACCACCACTATGCTAACCCTATCAATTAGAATGTTTCTAAGAGAATTGGATGTGGATGAGGGTATTGTTTTGAACAATAAACAAATTCAAACAATTTTTGAGAGATTTCATCTAATTATAAAGAAGGAGTTTGTTAGTAGATATAATAAAAAGAAAAACGACACCACATACACCCTACTTAAAGATTAAAAAAAAAGAGGAATTTTATTCCTCTTTTTCTTTTTGATCAACATCGTAATCTAAACCGATATCATCTAAATCTAATTCCTTAATATCCGATTCATTTATCTTTTCCTTTTCTTCTGGATCAGAATATGATGGTATTTTTGGTGTATTATCTGAGTTAATTTTATCTGCTTTTTCCAATAGAGTGTCGATTTCATTTATCATCTTAAATGCATTATTTCTTAGTTCATCAGATTTCTTTGAAATATCTTCACTAATTACGTTTTTCTCAACAACCTCACCTGATGATTTAGATTTTGAATTGAATTTACTATCAATAAAACTATTAAAATCAGCCTCATCTAAAATAGGCATACCTGTTTTTCTAAATTTATATTTTGAATCCTTTTCATTTAGAACTGGTTTACCACTTCTCTTAGATTCTGCTGGCATTCCAGCACCACCTGTAGGAGCACCACCACCTGCTGTTGGAGCAGCCGTAGGAGCACCACCTGCAGTACCAGTCATAGGTTCACCTTCTGCTGGTGGTAATTCATTACCACCACCTAACGGTGGTAATCCTCCACCACCTAAATTATCTGCCATTTGTTGTGTAGTTCCAGATGCAGCACCTTCAGGTGGTGGTGCTTCACCAGAACCATATTTCTTATCAAGATCAGTAAATAATCCACTTTGTCTAATAACAACCGCAGAATCAACCAATTCTTGACCAACAACTCTCTCCATTCTTTGTTTCTTTAAGTCTTCTGCAATCTCAGCTTCAGACCACTCAAATACAAACTGTTTTGCATTTGTATGTGACATAGGTGCAATACCACCTTCTGGTGCAGTTGTCAACAAATTATACAAGTTAGCTTTTTGTGTCCATAGATCAGTCTTCAATAAATCTTGTTGTGTTGAAGGATTACTTAATCTAAGTACAAAATCATTTACATCTTCTTTCTTAAATCCTTTAAGATATAAATGAACAACTGCAATTTTATTTAACTCTTGAACAAGTGCTTGTTGTATTCTATTAATTTTCTTAGCAAAACGAACATCAGCTTGTGCCATGTTTTTACCTTCACCAGCACTTGCTTGATAACCTAAGAATGGTCTTGGAACACCTAAACCAGTAAATAAATTATCACGAAGATATTCGATGTCAGCTATCTGATCTAAGTTCTGCGCTCCCGGTAACGTATCGATACCCGTCTGAACATTACCATTTCTTACAGGTAAAAAGAAATCCTCATCATTACCTAATATATTAAAACGATAATCGATATGCCCACTATCTGGATATACCTGACCAGTTTTCTTAAATTTAGTTGCTACTTTGTAGATATATGATTCAATATCATCTTCATCGATATTACCAACGTCTATTTTGAATACTCTTTTCTCACCTGCACGTATAATACGATAAGTTAACATGGCATCTTCAGCCATTACTAACTGTCTAAAAACTCTTCTGATTTTATTTAAAACTGATGAACCGTATGGCAAATACTTATCATCACCTAACATTCTAAAATGAACAATTTCAAGAAGATTGAATTCTGCTGCAGTTTCTCTTTGTTTAAACTTAACTACTAATTTACCATTTTCGATCTTCTCGATACGTTCCATTTCATAGTTTACTAACTGCTTGGCATATATAACACCTGTATTTTTTTCAGCAAATAGATATACAAAGTTATCACCATACTTACACATGTTACGTGTCCAGAATGGTAAGTTAATGTTTATGTTTAATTTATTGTAGAATAAATCTTCAAGTTCTTCTTTTATTCTTGGTTTATCTGAAAAGATATTAAGCATTTTACCGTTATTACCTATAACAGTGGCTTCTTCCATGAACAAATCCAATGCACTTGCAATAAGTGGGTAATACTCCATACCTTCATAATCAAGATATGCTGGAAGTCTATTTGCTTCATATTGCATAGCTTTTTGAAAGCCATGATCAGTTGCTTTATAAAATTTCTTCCAAAGAGCATCCCTTTGTTGTATTTCTAACGCTTTTTTCTGAATATCTTCAGGTGAATCACCTCTAATAATTATCTTTTTTGGCTCACTTTGAGGTGCTTGACTACCCCTATCAGCATAACCATCCAAATTTAAAAGCGAATTTAAATTCTGATATACCGTTCTTTTTTTATTATCTGCCATTATATACAATTTTATAGTTTTTTATAAATACTTCCCATATCATGGAAAATCTCTAATTTTAAATACTTTATTTCTTACCTAAACCCTTAAATAGCCATGCATTAGCGACATATGGATTATTTCTTAATATTTTAGCATCAACCTTTCTTGGTTGTACCTTTTCAATACCATCTTCACCAGTTTCTTTATTTTGAACAACAACTTCATTTGATCCAATTTTCATCATGGCATCAATCATTTTCTTTGTCTTTTCTGGATTTTGGGTAAATCTTTTGAACTCGTAACTACCTACATAAATTGCCATTGCAATAGCCATAATAGCATCATCATGGAATGATCGTTTATGGTCTGCTATCCTACTACCCTCAACTCTAACAAATGTTTTAAACTCGGTTAATAGTCTGTATGATCTTATAACAGTATCACCCATACGAATTGAACGTTCCATTTCCTGAAGAATCATTGCTCTGTTTGATGAGATCATAAATCCCGGGATCACTTCTATTTCTTTAAATTCATTTGGTGCAACTTCTTTTGTTATTTTTTTTATGAATGATGACATTCTATCCTTCAATGGTTTTAAAGCGATTTCACTGTAATGAATATTGGTATAACCAAACTCCATTAATTTCTCTACAGTACCAATACCATAACCACCAGTAATATCAATAACAGCATATGCATTATTATATCTCTTACCATAGTGATACATTACTTCAGCTACTTGTTGTGGTGTGAGTTTACCCATGTATTCAGCCACTTGTTGAAGTTGTTTTCTTCTAACTTTGAATTTCTTAGGTTTACCATCCTTAACAATTATTTTTTCCTCACTTATCTCTTTAACTTTTAACACAGTTACTACTGATGAGTCATCACTAAATCCAGAAGAAATATCACCAGCAATAATATAGTCCTCACCAATAACAGGTTCTTCCCATATATACATTCCTTTATCTGTCCACTCCTGCTCTTTTGGTTTAACTATATCATTTTCTTCTACTCTTCTTAATATTTCTTCAGCAACAAAGTTATCACCTGAACCCAAGAATGAACCTAATAATTCTTGAGCAACTTTTCTCATGTCACCGTTATAGTCAGCTACTTGTCTATCAAACCAAGGGCTTGTAGCTTCCCATCCATCAGTAACTAATTTAGCTCTATGTTCAGCATTAAAGTTTTCATCCTTAATTCTGATTTCATTATCTAATCCCTTATTTTTTACCCACTCTAATCCTTTATTATATCTTGGATCATTATACCACCACAATTCAACAGCATTGAAATTGTTCTTCTTATGTACTGCTCCATCAAATGTTTTATAGAATACAGCATCCAAACCATTAGGTGTTGATACCATAATACAGTTACCACCAGTTTGAAGTGCAGGTTTAGTACCAGTCCAGAATACATCACCCTTTTCAGTCCATGCTGTTTCATCCCAAAATATTAAAGTTGGAGTATAACCACGAAGACCTTTAGATGAAAACGCACCTAATTGACTACCATTATCATAAATTTTATGTGCTGCAGTATCTTTTGCAGTTGCAGTTAATCTTAAGTATGGTGGACAGTTATTAATAAATTCAACAACATCACGCATTAATTCATCACGTGCAGTTTGTAATTTGTTAGCTACAATAGCGACAGTTCTATTTTGATTAAACATTACATACCATGCAATAAATGCACATGTAGTTGTTGAAATACCTGCCTGACGATACTTGTTTGCTATGTTGTATTTGTGTTTTTGATAGTTCAATATCAACTCTTTTTGAAAATCAAAAAGTTTAAATGGTACGATTAAACCACCATCTCCTTGTGTTTGGTCAAATATTGTTAGATATGTTTCAATGAAATAAATTGGATTCATTGCACATCTAATAAATTCTTCCTCCTTCTCTTGTTGTGTTAATTGACTTGCTTTCTTAACCTCACCAGATTCCGTAATAATAACTGGTTCAATATTAGTTGCTTGCTTTCTTAGTGCATCAGCACGTTCACGCAACTCTTTCTTTTTCTTCTCAATTTCAATTAAATATGGATCGAGAACTATTTCTTCAATAATCTCATCTTCTATCTCATCTTCAACCTTTTTTATTGGTTTATTCTTCTTTACCATATTATAAAAATTTATATTTACTATAAATACTAAAAAAAAAGACTATGCTTCCATAGTCTTTTTCAGGAGTATGTATAGATATTAGAATTTTATTTGGAAGAAATCTTCATCAGTTGATTGTTTTGTATCATCATCACTTAATTCTTCTTGAACCTTTTCAACTATTTTATCCATTTGTTTTTGAGATTTTTGTTTTGATTTAGATTTTGTAGCTACAAAATCATTACCCTTTAGGATAACATCTCTTTCATATAACAAATCCTTTACTTGTTCGGTAGTCATTCCATAATGAAACACTAAAAGTGGCATATCACCATATAATGCATTATATTCTGGATCACCTTGATAATCTTCATCTTCATATGCTAAAGCATGTATTGAATGATATCCATGCATATATGGTCTATCATCACAATCATGAAGACATATTAAATCAAATAAATTTGTTTTTAGAGTGTAAACTTCACTGATAGCATCTTCAGATGGTGCTTCTGCATTAGAAGAGGCTGGAATTTTAGTCCAGCCCCATGCTTCTGCATCTACAGATTCGGGATCATCACTGAATATGAATTCATACATCCCCTCATCTTTAGAATTATACCCTATTTTATTTATGTAAATAAGTTTTAATTCCTTCTCTCTTTTCATTACTTAGTTCTAAACTTGCTCAAATTTACTTGAGGTTGTGCTGGTTTTGCTTGCTGACCCTGTGCAGGTTGAGCAGGTTTTGCAGCACTTATTTGGTTTTGAATTGTAGCTAAGATTGACTTAGGATTAATTGGTTGTTCACCAGCTTTAACTGCTGAAGCATTTAACTTAGCAATCAATTGACCTAACTCAACTGCCATTCTTTCGATATCATCAACCACTGCATTCTTTGCACCAGCATGATATGATTTAGCAATTTCATCACCAACAGCCTTAATGTTATTTGCAACACCTTGAATTTTAGTTTCAACAGCACTATATGCCTTTTGTGCAGCACCAGATGCCATATTACCAATCTTCTTACCAGCACTGAATAAACCACCAAGTGAAATTTCTTGTAATTCAGCCTCAGTTAATTTACCAAGTTCTTCTTCAACCATTCTTTCAATTAAAACTGAAGTTGCTGTTTTTTTACCTTCAGCTAACACTGGCTTTCTAAGACCTAATTTTTCCTCAATTTTAATTTTAATGTATTTCTTTAATTTTTCAGTTGATTCATCAACCTTTTCTTTTCTCATCATTTTGAAGTCTTCAGAATCCAATTTGTTATTCTTGTTTTTATCAAGTTTTTTTTGGTTACCCTTTAATTCCTTAGATTCTTCAACCTTATCTTCGGTTTCTTCTTCCTCTGATTCCTCTTCAGATTCTTCTTCGCCAGATTCCTCTTCTTCAGATTCCTCTTCACCTTTAGCAGTTAGAATATCACCTGCAGGTGCAAAGCCCATTTCTGGTTTTTCTTCAGTTTCTTCTTCACCAGATTCTTCTTCTGTATCATCCATGTTTTCTTCAGCATCAGGCATTGGTTCAACAGAACCAAATTTAGCTAATTGATCTTCACCAATTTCACCAACAACAGCCTTCAACTTTTCAATAAAATCACCATGACCAGCATCTTCAAGTTCTTTCTGAATAGCAGGAGTTAAATAAATAGCAACTGTCTTATAGTCACCATCATTTTCACCGTCAGCATGGTCAGTTGCCCAACCACTAAC